TATTACGACCTGAGTAAATGACCTAAAGTTTAGTTTTAATATTTGTTGTTCTAGATGTTTCTGATAATCTTTTTGAGCGGCATCTTGATTTAACATATCACCATCACACCATATCTCAAATATATTTGGTTTGATACCTCTTATAATTTTATAGTCTTTTTGACCTACTGTAAATTCAACTTCAACAATACATTCTTTTTCGTTAATAGAATTAATTAATTGGTCTTTTTTAATACCACGAAATGGTCTTTGAAACAAGCCAAAACATAAGGCATCTAACATTGTAGATTTACCTGCACCGTTTTCACCGACAACTAATGTGGTGTTTGCTTTGTCTAAATCTATTTCTATAAACTGTTGACCTGTACTTAAAAAGTTTTTATATCTTACCTTTTTAAATAATATCATTCTTTAACCTCTGTATCTTGTGCTTCGATATACATTTCTTTAATCATAATTTTTAATTTGTCTTTGTCTAAGTCAACAGGCAACTGGTCTACATAATTATTAACAAGTGTGATTGTATCTTCAGAGCCTTCTGTTACATCATCACTTACGTTGGTATGACTTAAATCAGAATAATCTTCTATTATCTTTAATTCATGTACACTAATCTCATTGTATAATCTATCAAGCAGTCTATCAAACATTTGATGGTCTCTTTTGTTTGCTACTACTAGTTTAATAAACTTTTGATTATAGTCTGTTATATCAAACTTATCATAGTTTTTATCGGTATCATCATATACGAGTTTTTTAAATATTGTATATGTATTTTTTATAAACTCAACTTCTCTCGTTTCAGTATCGAATACATGAAAACCTTTTTGATTATTATAATCTGACCATGTCATTTCGTATTGACTGCCTAAATAATAAACTTGACCATCGTCATTCTTATGATGAAAGTGCCCACTATAAGTTTTTTCAAATCGTGATACAATTGATTTATCATAGCCGTGTTTTTGTACTACGGTGTCCATCATTCTAAATCCGTTTAAGTCAAAATGGCCCATGCATACATCAGCATTTGCTGTGTTCAACATTTCAAAACAATGTGCTTCGTTTTCAGGATTAATCCAAGGCATCATCAAAATATTTAAACCATCAAACTCTACAACTTTAGGATCCTCGTAAATAAATGGTTCGTTCACGCCATCAGGTGCTGTACATAATGATTGAATAGCGTTTACTTTATTTGTATTTCGATAATATATGTCGTGATTACCTATGAGTATGTGTGTGTCTATCTTTTCATCCCATAGTCGTTGCATAAACTTATGTTTAAAGTTGTGTGCAATTCTAAAATTAATGAATTTTCTTCTATCAACAATATCACCTAAATGAATAAGTGTTTTTATATTGTTTTCTTTTAAATAAGGAAAGAATATATTGTCATAAAACTTATAAAAGTATTCATCAAATATATTACTATCATTCCTGGCACCAAAATGGGTGTCATTCAATAATGCTATTTTCATATTATTCTTTTAAATCGTCTTCTTTTAAGTTTTTTTGTAGATAGTCTAACATTTGACTTTGATACTGAGCCTCATCACCAATCATTTGGTCCATCATCTGTTCAACACCCACATTAGAAATTAATTTATTTTTTATTAATGATTGTTTTTTCTCTTTTTGTATTCTTCTAATAAATGCATAGTAAATTATTTGTGTAAAGTACGCAAATGGATTTTTACTTTTATCTGGATTAAAGTTGTACATATATTGTAAACAGTTCTCAATACCATCACTAATCATATCATCTCTATAAGTGTAATTAATAAAATTTGGTCTATAAGATAAGTGATTAGCAATCTTTAAAAAGCATTCGCCAATATAATTAGTAACTGGAGGTTTTGGCTTTCCTTGTTTCTCAGCCTCCTCACAACTATCTCGATATTCTATCATTGCTTCTAGAAACTGAGCATTATTTACATAATGAGGTTTTTCTTTTGGTTTTAATTTTACTGCTTTTTCTTCTTTTTTCATAATTTTCATTATACTACATTTTTTGTTAAAATGCAAGCCTTTCTTAAAGTTTTTTTAATTTAAATTTATTCCTGGTTATTGCTTGACAGTCCTAGGAATATGTGTATAATCGACTATGTCGCTGCTTGATAAGAAGCTATAGCTATAAAGTAGTTAGTGTATAGTTTTAGTATCAAGTTCTTCATATTCTAATTCCGCTTCCTCTAGTTCTTCTCTTTCAGTTAATTCTTTATCTATCACATCAGCAATCTCTATCATCTTCTCTATTTCTTGAGGAGTGTAAGCTGCCTTTATTTTAGTGTTTTGTAGCTTTGACAATATTACTTCATAATAGTTTGCTAATTCTTTTGCAGCTCTTGAAATAACCATTACCTTATCTTTTGGAACAACAAACATTTTATCGTTTGTAAATGGAACCCAAGGTGATAGGGTATTGTCATCTTTTAGTCCTTGTGCAGTCATTCTTGATGTTGTAATTAATTGTAAAGGATTTTGTATTCGTAAAAACTCTTTATCTATAGATATACTTCCAACCAATGTACTGCCGTCTGTTAACCTGACTATTCTATAGTCTGTTAAATCGTTTGGGGCTTTTTCTTGTAATTCATCCATATAACTATTTATCTATTCTTTTAGGTCGATGTTATGCATCTCGTAATCAAACTCTTCCTCTGTATAGATGTTTATCCTTTCCTGAAAATGTTTTAATGTAAAGTTTTCTTTAGATTTATAAGTTAAATCATCTGCTATATCATACAAGGTAGCATTGACTTTATTATCACCTAATCTTAAACCACGACCTATACTTTGTAAGTTCCTTATCCTACTCTTAGAAGGACTTGCAAATATAATATTGTGTAGATTTTTAATATTAACACCAGTACTAAATGTTCCATAACTTGCAACTATAATGGCATTCTTTTCTTTCTCTACTATCCCCCTTATTGCTTCTCTTTCATCTGCTTCAACACCACCAAAAATATAAAAAACTTTTCGGTCAGCATCTGCTTTCTTTTTTATTATCTCATGTAAATTCTTACCATGTTTTTCTACCAACTGAAATAAAACTAAAGTGTTGCCTTTTAATTTAAGTGCTAAATTGCGAATAAAGTTTTGTCTCGACTTACTGCTTACTAGATAGTCTATTTCATCTTGATATTTACCACTTGCAACTATTTTACTATTTTCTACTGTGTGTTTTAAAATTAAACAACGAACAACTAAATTAGACAGCTGTTGTTTGTCCATTAGTTTTCTTGTAGATGTAACCTTATTGACAGCACCAAACAATCCCTCTAATACTAATTTATGTGTCTGAGCACCATCCAGTGTACCAGTAAGACCAATACGATATTTACAATCTTCAAGTTTTGTCATAATCTCTGTAAGTGATTTAGATTTAAATAAATGAGCTTCATCACCAAAGACACAACCAAACTGTTCAAAATATTTTTTTGGTAATTTATATAAACTCTGCCATGTCGATATAAGAACTTTCTTGTCTGTTTGATTTGAATATCCACTATACAATCTATGACAATTTTTCTTTACATTCCAACCGTATGATTCAAAGTCAGAATACATCTGTTCAACTAACGAGGTTGTTGGTACAATCAATAATATTCGATTGTTAGGGGTATCTTTGATTAAATGAGAATAGTAACGTATTAACGAATATATGATGAATGACTTACCTGATGCTGTAGGACTCAGTAGTAACGCCCTATTGAACTTTAAACTATGATATATAGCGTCTATCTGATAATCTCTTGCCTCAAACTTTTGACCTAGACTGTTTGAGAATTTTTTAACAACGTCTTTATCTACTTTATTATTGACCTCAACATCTTCTTCTGATACAATATTATAACCTCTTTCTTCAGCAAAGGCTCTAATGTATGGAAACAATCCAAAGTATATTTCTTTTGTTTTTTGAGAGTATAATCTTATCTTGCCATCCCACATACGATTACGGAATGCAGGCATAAACTTATAACCTGGCACATAGAATGTAAAGAACTCTGATATCTCTTGTTGAATGTTAGGGTCACAATCAACAGTTATATAGACTTCATTTTTCTTTTTTAGTATTAAAGTATCCATGTCATCACGCTATATCTGTTGCCACTAATAACTTTTTTAACTTCATGTGGAAACATAAAGTTTGATGGAAAAACAACTGCTGAACCTTTTTTCTTTTCTAGAGGCTCACCACACAATACAAACTCACCACCTTCGTATTCATCATTTAAAAATATTAAAGATGTTAGATGTGGATAACCTTGTTTTTGACCATGACTATGATGTATATTATCTATATGTTCTTTCATAAAACCTCCTGCTTCATAACAGTTAATTCTAAAGTTTGTATATTCTTGTATTTTAATTTTATCGTGTATTGATATATAATCGTTTACGGCTATTTGAAATCCTTTTTGTATAACTTGATAGTCTAAATGATGAGGTGTAATCCAAAACTCTTTCATATCAACTTTAGATGTTCCTGTATTTGAACTTGTTGTTGCAAAAGTTGAAGTTTGCCACTTATCAAATGTATCTTTACTATAATGATTTACTATATTATCACAAGCGACCGAGTCTAATACTTGTGGATAATAATATATGTAATTATAAACCTTGTCTTTAGAGATTGGCTGATTGAAACTCATGATGTTCTCCTACTTGACCTTTCACTTGCATATTCCAGGCTATACTTATACGTTTATTTTGTGAATTATTTTGTTGCACCCAATGTGGCAACCACGCAGGAAAAAATATTGCTCTATTTGTTTTTGATGCATAACTTAATAGACTAGCATTTAAATTATTTGTTTCAATTTTTTTAGGTACTATAACGTCAGCTGCAGGTCTTGGGTCATGAAAAACTATACTTGCACCTTGGTCTGATTGTAGATAATAAGTGCCACTTAAAAAATTATTTGAATGTGTGTGAGCAGGGTGATGTTCATTTTGTTTTAAAACATTTGCCCACATATCTGTAATAATTAAATCTTCTACATCATAACCTAGAGTAACACATATCTCTTTACCAGTCATTATAATTAAATCTGAAAAGTTTTTAAACTCTTTCTTTGTATGTAAATCTGCTGATTTTGTTTGCCAGTTAGTATCATAATCTCTTTCTTTCCATAAATTATGAATATAAGCTTTCATCTCACCAGTTCCGGGCATAAAGTCATCTAGTAAGAATATATTAGTTGCGAATATTTTTTGATGTTCCATTATATTGCACCGCTAGTAAACTTCTTCCACTCTATCGCATTTTTAATTAAAAATGTCCTGTTGTTTATACTTCTTAAAACTTGTTCAAGATATGTAACGACTTGTTTTAGATATGCAGCTTTTTGGTCTGCCTTCTGTAACTCATCATCTGAGTCCATATAAATGTGTACGTCTGCTTTTAATACTTTTAAATCAAATGGTTTCTCTGCATAAACTGAAGGGTCTGATTTACCTGTATAATATTCCCACTTATGTCTTCTTAAAGTATTATAATCATACTCTGCTTTCTTGAGTAATAAAGAAAACTTATTAAAGTGTTGTAGGTACTTATTATGTAATAAAGGTATCTTAATCGACTCAGAATCTAATTCGGTGTCATCTAATTTAAAATCTCTATCTACTTGTTGTTGTAATTCTTCTAATGTCATGACGATATTATATCACCTTTTGGTTGGTTTGTCAAGGCTTTTAACCATTTCTTTTTGTGTAATATAGGTAAGATTATCACAATCTTTCCACTCATCTATTTCACAATCTATCGTTGATGTACCAATAGCGTTCATATTTACCTTGTAAAAATTAACATCTTTAAACTTATTAAATGTATTTTTATGTTGTAGTATCCAATTAAATGTTTCATCTAAATTATCAGGTTTAAATGCCATAGAATATTTGTCAGCATATGCCTTTGTGCCTGCATAGATATTGTTTATATTATTATTTAAACTATATAAATCGTGACCAATAATATAAACCTCTTTAGCACCCAACTCACAAGCAAGATAGATACTTCTAGTGCCAGTTGCATATGCAAAACCATCTACATCTGGTTCTATGTCCTTTACTTTATCATTGTCAGTTACTCCAGTGATATAGGTCATACCTAAGTTATGTCCTTTTGTGAGTGTAAACACTCCATCAGCGCCGTGATAAACTACTTCTTTACTATCACCCCAAACAATGTCAGTTTTATCTGCCATAGTCCTCATCATTTCTTTTGCAACAAATATTGGTACAGGTGTCCAGTATCCTAAATAACAAGTGTTTTTGTGTGCATATCCTGACCGATATATTTCGTGACCTATTTGTGAGTCTAATCCCACAACAATATCTGGTGTGAAATCACGATAGATTGCATTACAACCTATTACTGTTCCGTGTTTTTTGAAGTCGTCTAGATTTAGACCTTTACGAGAATTACCATTACCAAAGCAAAACGCTGTTGTCATTATATAAAATCCTATATTATTCTACTATGAAGTAGAAATTTGTACTATATCATAATTCATGTAGTTAAAACTAACTGAAGCACTTAAATAATCTACATCAGTTTGTCTTACATCATAATTTAAACCACCCAAAGATGTTGGGTAAATGTTTTGAAATCTTATCTCTGTTTTAGCAATATTTTTACTATTTAAAACTGTGAGTACTGCGTCAGAATATATACCACCTTCATTTAAAGGTTGTGGTGTAGAGGCACCAGTTACGGCTGTACTTCTAGCAGAACCAGGAAATCTATCAGTTCCAGAGGCCTGCAAATTTTGAAACTGTTCGTTCTTATTAGGAAATCCTAAACCAAGAAGCCAATCGTGTATTTCTTTATAGTTATTTAAATTTTCGTCAACAAGAAAAGACATATCAAGAGCTGCAAAAGTCAACTTGTCGCCAGGTAAAGGTATATCATACAGAGTTGTATTTTGTTGTGCTGAACCTAGATTGACACCAGGTATGTTAGCACTCTGTACAAAAAACTCTACTGTTGGAAGTTTAGTACACTTGAACCTAAACTGAATAGGACTAGCATAATCACTCTTAGAAGGTTCTCTATTAATTACATTTGTTGTTGTCATACTTATATTTATAAAAGTTTTTTAGGGGGTATTATTAAGGCTTAAAAAAAGGGGCCGAAGCCCCTTTTTTCTACTTTTCGAGAAGAATCGAAATTACATAATGTTTGTAACTTTAACTCGTCTGTAGTATAGGTTTTGTTCACCAGCAGCAACTGCGCCTGAGTTATCAAGTGCACCAGTTCCGTTTGATGTAGCAAAAGGATTTTGAACCATTCCGTATCTAGTTTTAAATCCAATTTTTGGTTGGAAACTGTCTTGACCAACTGCACGAACCATTTGTAGTGGAACGTATGGGCAATAGAACAGACCAGAATCGTAAGGTGAAGTTCCTTTGTAACCAATTACATAGTACTGACTTGCAGATACGTTAGCAGCATATGGGTCAACATATACTTTAAACTTACCATTAAGTACACCAGCAAAAGTATTACCTGTGTCATCAACATTTAAGTTGTTGTTCAACGCAGGAGCGTAATCTAAAACACCAGCCATTTGTAATGCAGAAGCAACATCAGCAGAACAAATGATTATGTTCCCTTTACCTCTACGAGTTTGTTGACCGATAGCGTTAGCATCTCTTTCTAGTTGATACATCAACCCTTTGAATTTCTCAACTGACCAACGACCATTTGAGTCTGTGTCTAAATCAAAGATACCAGCAGTAGTTGTATTTACTTGAGCACCCGCTTTTGCGTGTGAGTAAATAGTTCTAACTACTTCTCTGTTGATTTCAGCAAGAATTTCACTTGAAAGAATGTTTGCAAGTTCTGTTTCTGCGTCTAAACCGTGGATTGCTTTTAAGTCTTGTGCAAGTTCCATTGTGTACTCTGCTTTTAGAGCACGTGATTTAGCAGTAACAGTTACTTTGTCGATTGAGAAAGCCATTTCAGCGAACTCATCAGTACCATCACCTAAAGTCTCTGCCTGAGTAGTACTCATACCAGAACCAGTTGTGTAAGTTCCAGCAGAAGGTGAATCGTTTAGTGTTGCAGGGTTAGTACCAGCCTGGGCGTCAGGGGAACCTGAACCTCCAGCAGCATCTCTTGCAGAGAAGTCTGAATCTGCTTCATTGAATAGTGCTTCTGCACCAGCCTGTGAACCAAATCTCGATTTCATAGCGAAGATTAATCCTGTTGGACCAGTCATTGGTTGTACACCACAAATATCATATGCGATAAGATTTGGCATAGCACGTCTAACCAGTGATATTAATACTGGATCAAAGTTATCAACATTAGAACCAGTTGCGTTTGTTGGTGCAGCCTCAGCCATAAAGCTTCGGTCTTCCCTAACTGATTTTTCTTGATTTTCTAAAATCACAGTAGTTACAGCTCTTTTATAAGCATCTTCGATTTTTGGCAAATCTGGATGTTCTAGGACTGGCTGCCACTTTTCCTGT